GCCTGTGCTGATGCTGGTGAATGAGGATGGCCTCGCTGAGCACCTGGCGCCCAACATGGTGGCCTGCATCCTGGCTGGCGTATCCATCGTCGGCACAGTGCTGCTGACCGGCCTGGAGGACAGCAAAGGTGACCTGCAGTCCATCCCTGAGCACTGGGTGAACGCCTGGCAGCACAGGCTGGTGAATCACCCATGACGTATCGAGACAGGACAGGCCTAGGGGTGCCAGCAACGGGCGCCAGTGGAGGACATGACAATGCGCCGACTGACGCGCGCAGCTCAGTGGACAGCCCTAGTGCTGGCAGCCACCCTGCTGTCCCTGCTGGTGTTGTGGCTGTTATCGGTGATGGTTGGCTGGCCCTCCACATGGTGAGAGGAGCTGACGATGCGGGAGCTGGTGCTGAATAAGTGGTGTGACATCTGCTATCTGGAGGAGGAGGCCAAAGTGCCAGCCACCCTGACCCTGACCGCAGGGATGGTGGTGGGTGAGAACAGGCCAGAGCTGAAGCTGGTGGAGCTGTGTGAGCGGCACAGCAAGCCATTCACTGACCTGCAGGCGCTGCTGGCCCAGATAGGCCAGACACCTGATGTGCCAGCCAAAGTGGCCCCAGTGAAACAGGAGGGCAGCTACGCACAGCGGCTGATGGTCTGCCCCATCTGCAGGGCTGAGTACGCGCGTAACGGCATGGTCAGCCATGTCTGGCGCAGCCATCGGACGGACAAGCGCCCTGAGACAAAGGGGCGCTGCCCCACCTGCAGGGAGCAGTTTGACAATGGCGCTGGCCTGGCCGCACACAGGCGCATGGTGCATGGCTTTGACGCGCTGCAGGATGCCCTGTCAGGGGTGAAGGGTTACCAGCCCTAGCGCGCACTGGGGCGCCAGCGCTAGGCCCTACTGGCGCCCCAGCGATACCCTTTGGCCTCATGGACCCTGAAGACCAGCCGCATGTGCGTGAGTTCGGTCCACCTGACCCCCAGTCGCTGCCCCCGCGCAGTGATGTGGTGCCCAACGAGAATGAGCCTGTCGGCACTGTCGGCCCAGCGCCCACAGCGGACAACGCTGGGGTGGGCGCACAGCATGTGATGTATCCGGGCAGTGACCCCCCGCTAGAGGCCAGCGCCTGGGCTGGCTGGCCAGTGGAGTGGTCCACCCCCAACACAGCCAGCCTGCAGGGACGCTGGGGCGCCGACGCTGACATTGTGTGGACCTGCATAGACCTCAATGCGCGCATCACCGCTGACATGCCTGTGTTCATCACCAGGCAGCTGCAGCGGCTGACCTCCCTGCCCTGGGTGAGCAACCCCCAGCCACAGGTTTACAGCCACTGGGGCGAGTTCATACGCCAGGTCTGGTGGTCCTACCAGGCCATCGGCGAGGCGTTCATTGTCTGCACCAGCCGCTATCAGGATGGTTTCCCGCGCACGTTCATGATGATGGACCCCGCCTACGTGTCAGTGGACCTGGTGGAGGGGGTGCGCCGTTACTCCATCGGCTCAGAGGATGCCACTGAGGACATCCTGCATATTCGTTACATGTCATGGCCCAGTGACTGCAGAGGCCATGGCCCCCTGGAGATAGCAGGCGAAAGGGTGCTAGCAGCAAAGACTTTCATGCGCTTTGCTACTGAGCTGGCGCAGAATGGTGGCGTCCCATGGGCTGTGCTGAAGTCGAAATATCGCCTGGGGTCAGCGCAGGCCAACCAGCTGAAAGCGCAGTGGATAGCCAGCGCGCGCAACAGGATGGGCGCCCCCGCTGTCATTGACTCTGAGATGGACCTGCAGGTGCTGCAGGTGCCACCCAAAGATATGGGCCTGAGCGACCTGCAGAAATTCAGCGAGGCACGGATAGCCACCCTGCTGGGGGTGCCTGCGTACCTGGTCAGCCTGCCCTCAGGCGCCGACGCCATGACCTATAGCAACGTGGTGTCGCTGTTCGATTACCACTGGCGCGCAACGCTTAGGCCCCTGTCACGTTTCATCACCAGGGCCATCTCAGGCTGGGTGCTGCCCAGCGGCACTGAGCTGGAGCTGGACCCCACCAGCTACATCCAGCCAGGCCCCATCGAGCGCGCCAACTATTACCAGACGATGGTTGGCATGGGCGCCATGACTATCGAGGAGGTCAGGCTGATGGAACGCCTGAGCAAGATTGACCAGCCCACCACAGCGCCAGACAGCGGGGAGGTGTTCAGCAATGCCGGTATCTGAAATGCATTACCGCGCATGGCCTGCGGACCTGGAGCTACGTGACAACGCTGAGGGGCTGACGGTCACTGGCCTGGTGGTGCCCTATGACAGGGAGGCCCCCATAGAGGAGCTGCGTGAGACAGGCCTCATCCGCTATCGAGAGGCGTTCACCCATGGCGCCTTTGACAGGGCGCTCAGGGCGCCCAACAGGGTCACGCTGACCTATAACCATGACGTAGCCATGCAGGCGCGCCTGGGCTATGGGCAGGCCTTCCAGGAGTCAGCTGAGGGCCTGGTGGGCACGTTCAGGCTGGACAGGTCCAGTGCCGACAAGGCCAGGGACATCCTGGAGTCATCGCACGCAGCATTCAGCGTTGGTTTCTATTCCCTTGTCCCACAGGCTGGCCGCGAGCGCCCGGGCCAGCTGGTGGTGCGCCGTAGCGTCATCCTGGACCACGTGGCCGCTGTGGTGGAGGGCGCCTATCCAGGCGCAGGCGTGGCCAGCATCAGGGGCGCAGCCCTGGACACAGGCGAACCGACAGCGGCTGATGTGGCTGCTGATGAGGCTGCACGCCATGACGCTGACCTGCTGGCCTGGCTGGAAGATGCTGCAGCAGAACAGGCTAAGTGGGACGCTTTGCACGCCTAGCCCTGTGCTTGGCAATGCCAGGCGCGTGCCGACTGGAATGCTTGCCACGCCTGGCCGCCCACACACGCCAGATGGCGCCCCCCAGGGCCATCAGCGCGCTCAGCACAGCGCTGTCCATTGCATAAGGGTCTACTCTCAGCGCAGGTAAATGGCACCCCAGGAGCAGGCACCCTGCGCTCAGCAGCCCCCCTGTGACCGACTGGCCCCCCATGGATGAACCAGGCAGACATCCATCAAAGGGAAGGCCAGAGCTATGGGCATGGATGCCATCTCATCCAAACTCATTCAGGAACGCCAGGCACTCATCACGCGCGCTGAAGGCATCAAACAGGGTGCCTATGAGGACAACCAGCGGGACCTGGTGGACAGTGAGCGCCAGTCGCTGGGCAACATCCAGCAGCGCATCAAAGGCATTGATGAGCAGCTGACGCTGACCACCACCGATTACCAGCTCAACGCTGAGACAGCCGCGCGCATTGCGCAATTCACTGGCCAGCAGCAGCTGCCCCAGGAGGGCTACCAGTACCGCACTGCTGGGGAGGTGCTGTTTGACTGCCTGCACCAGGGCAGCGACAGGGCAGCGCGTGAGCGCTTCCAGTCAGTGATGACTGCGCAGACCAGGGCAGCAGAGCATATGGGCACCACAGCTGAGGTCACTGTGCCTGTCGCTGGAGGCATGCCTGGCCTGGTTATCCGACCCATTACCGGGCCAGTGATTGACCTGGCCTGGAATGGGATGCCGCTGTTTCAGGCGCTGAACCCAGCCCCCGCGACTAACCCCCTGGGCTGGTCACGCCCCCGCATCATTGACCCCTACCTGGACACGGCGGCTGGCCCTCAGGCTGGTGGCCTGCAAAAGGCTGAGCTGCCCAGCAAGCACTTTGATGTGAAGGCTGACAACGTTGACCTGACCACCCTGGGCAACTACCTGAACGTCAGCATCCAGCTAGAGTCGTTTGTCTCTGGCTCCCTGGACATCATCGTCAGCCAGCTGAATAAGCGGCTGTCACGTGGCCTGGAGAAGTCAGCGGTGGCTGAGCTGGCGAAGGCCACCAAGCAGGTCACCCTGGCTGTTGACGCCACCTCAGATGAGGTGCTGGCAGCCATCTACGAGGCTAGCGCGCTGGTGTTCACCGCCACCCAGTCCATGCCGCAATGGTTGGCCATGGGGCCACTGGGCTGGGCACGGATGGGCAGCGTCAGTGACCTGGCTGGCCGCCCCCTGTTCCCCAACCTGAACCCAGCCAACGCCTTTGGCACAGCGAAGGCCAACAGCCTGGAGATGAACGTGGCGGGTATCCGCACCGTCATCACCCCTGGCATCACTGACACCACGATGTATATGGGCAACAGTGAAGGCATTGAGGCTGCTGTGTACCGCTTCCCCATGCTGCAGGCTGTGGAGCCCAGCGTGATGGGGCGCCAGATCGCTGTAGCAGCAAGCTATGGCTACTACCAGCCACCGACCACTGAGGCTGGGGCTGGGGACGTGCCGCCAGCGAAGCATGAGGCCATCGTCAAGATTGCCCCGTAGCCATGGGCTACTTTGACCAGTCCTACCCCCCCAGCCTCTGGGGTGGGGGGCAGCCAGCGCCTGTGCCAGCCACAGGCGCCACAGCTGGCATCCCAGGGGCCTGGACGCCAGCAGGCAGCGTGCCCCCCGATGACGTGGCAGAGCTGCAGGCCAGCAGCATCGTGGCCAGCCCCCAAACAGGCTGGACCACAGGGCAATACGTGCAGACAGCCACTGTCGGCGCCGCTGGCCGCGCCACCTGGACAGGCACAGACTGGGTGGGTGGGGTCGCTCCATGAGCACTGCATGGCCTAATCCAGCGCCCTGGACAGGTGACCCTGCATTCATTGTGGAACAGGCGCGCGTCATCCTGCGCCTGGACTCCATGGACCCTGACCTGGAGCGCCTGGGGCGCCTGGCGTACGTCATTAAGGACCTGGTGGACAGGCACCTGGATGGCCCTGAACCCTTTGACTCGCAGGCCATCCCGGACCCTGTGACGGATGCCTGTATCACTGCGCTGGTGGAGCAGTACCGGCGCAAGGACGCGCCGTTCGGCATCACTGGGGCCTGGTCAGCTGATGGGGTGGCCATGCGCGTCAGCAAGGACTGGCTTGACCCTGTGTTGCATTCACTGCAGCCCTACAAGCAGGCCTGGGGGGTAGCGTGAGCGCGCCCACCACAACGCCCCTCATCCTGAGTGCCGCGCAGCCCATCCTCCAGGCGCTCCTGGCCGCTGGGCTGCGCGTGTACGAGGACCCTAAGGACCTGAACCCACCCTGCATCTACTACGCACCCCCAACGCTGCACTTCAGGTTCAGCAGGGGTGACTACGAGTGTGACCAGACCCTCCTGCTGTGCAGCAGCAACACAGCGAAACGCCAGCAGTACCAGGAACTTTCAGAGCTGCTGGAGCGGGCACAGGAGGCCCTGGGGGCGCGCATGGTCACCGCGCGCCCAGCCGATATCTGGACAGCTGACCAGTCATCAGTGCTGGCTGCCTATGAATTGACCTGGACGGACACCATCAGAAACAGGAAGGCCAGTAAATGAGCGCGCCTATCAGCAGTGATGTCAATAAGTTTGGGCCTGGGACGCTGAAGATCGGCGCCACTGGTTCGGAGATTGACGCCAGCTGCTCAGTGAACAGCCTGCGCGTGACAGCCACAGCGGACAGGGGCGACAGCAAGACCATGCTGTGCGGCACTGTCAAAGCTGGCAGCGTGCGTTACAACTACGAGATGACAGGCAACCTGGACCTGGACCTGGAGCTGGGT